GATGCTGTTAAATACACAAGCGGCACTGTAGAGGGGCGTATCGCACGAATCCAAGAGGGTTTGCAAGTAGCCGGTGCCAAAGGCGCAGAAGCATTGTATCAATCCTTTTCAAGCGTGTTGGAAGACGTTGCAAACTATCTGATTCCGGTGCCTGAAAAATTGGGTGACCAGTGGGAAATCAATCCTGCTTTTATACATGGTATCAGAGAAGTTAGTGATACTGTTGGTAAGGTTGTAAAAGGCATTGGTGATATTGGCAAAACTGTTGCGCCTATACTTGGCGGCATTGGTGGTGCAGGACTTACCGCAATAGGCCAGCTTGCAGATAAACTGACATACGTTGCCGGATTTTTTGCTGCAAGAAAACTTGCTCCGTTTGCTGCCGATATTGCACAGATAGCAGTAAACAGCAGAAACGCTTATGAAGCACAGACTGGATTAGGGCAAGTAATTCAGGGCGTGAGTGATAAAATCAGTGGGCGTACTGCGGCTTTACGCCAAATGGCAGAGCAGGAACAACGTGCGGCAGAGGCAGAACGTTTGCATAGTGCGGAACTGCAAAAAGTAAATGCTGCTATTTCACAGATGAAAGCCTATGAAAAATCGTTTGAAATAAGTAAACAAAGTAAAACGATTAGTAGTTGGTGGCAAAGCAAAGACAATGCTTGGAAAGCTGCTGATTATTCTAAATTGCGTTCAGAACTGCGGATGCTTGGTACGGAAACAGAGCGTGTTAATGAATTAACAAGGCTTTATTTCCAATACTTAAAGACAGGTAGCAGAGAGGGCGCAGAAGATATTCATAGATTAATTCTTGCAGAAGAAAAAGAAATCCAAGTCAAAAGACAAGAAAACGAAGAACACGCAAAGTGGGGCGAAAGTGTAAGAACGAGTGCTGAACGTGTTGGAACTCTGATGTCATCTATTGGTGGATTGACTATGGGTTTTGGTATGTTGTGTGACGTTCTTGCACAGGCAGATGAGGAAAACAAAGAATGGTATGCGTCTGCCGGAGATGCCGCCATGACAGGCGGTATGTTTGCTATGGCTATTGGTTCTATTACGTCTGCTGTGGCAAGCATGATACCGATGATACACAACGGTATCAAAGCATTGCAAGAGTTTGCCAAAGCAAGGACGTTGGCAGGAATTGGATTAGCTGGTGGCGTTGTAGCTGGCATTGGCGCAGTTGTTTACAACGCATATAAGAATTTTCAAGAAACAGGCGTTGCTTCACAGTTAGATGAATACGGAAATGAGGTAAGCCATAAATTTTCCGGCCCGAAAGATGTTGATGACGCTGACAGTTATGCTATCTTAAATAATTCGTCTTACGACTATGCTCCGAGTGCTAACACTGGTGCAATCGGTTTGCAAGATTTTGGTCATGCAGGTGGTGGCGGTGGTGGCGGCAAAGGTGGCGGTGCTGCCAAGGCGAATAAAGCCGAAGAGTACGCTGCCAAGATGCTGAAAATTTATGAGGATCTAAATAAAGAAATTGCCAATATGTCAGGACAGACCACTGCTTATGACAAGGTGATGGCACAGGCAAGGGATAAGATTGCCGGATATGAAAAAGATATTGTTAAGGCACAGCAGTTAGGTGTTGACGTTGGTGAAGTCCGTAACAAGCAGATTGAATATCAGCTTGCAATGGAAAAGAAAGCAACCGAAGCACAGCAGGACGAATATCTGAAGTACATGAAGCAGGACGAAGAAGCAGCTAACCGCATTTATACTATGGGCGGTACTATGGAACAGCAGCGTACTGTACTTGCGGAACGGCTTGCGAATCACAAGGCGTATTTGGAAGAACTGCTTGCGGCTGATATTGATAATCGTGACCGCAGAGCGCAGTTAGAAGCGGAACTTGCTAATACAATTAAACAGATTAATGACAATTCCGTATACGATTTTAAGAGTGGTTGGACGCAAGCACTTGATGAAATTGCCAATCGACAGGTTAATTTCAAAGAACAGGTTGTGAGTGCGTTTGATTCTATTGAGGGTTCGCTTGTTACGTTTATATCCAGTACCGGATCTGCCAAAGATAAATTCAAACAATTCTGTCAGGACGTAACCAATACCATACTGAAATCCATGACGCAGATAATTGTTAAAGGTTTGATTACCAAGGCTATCATGGCGGCTATCGGTTTAGGTGGCGGCAGCAGTATAAGCGTTGGCAGTTATGCCGGTGGCGGTGGTGGCACTCCTGGTTGGCTGTCCGGTTTCACTGGTGGTAGTGTATCTGGTTTGGGTTTAGCTGGTGGCGGCAAAGCACAAGCTGGCGGTACTTATGTTGTTGGTGAGAATGGCCCGGAACTGTTACGCATGGGTTCGCAAAGTGGACGTGTGTATAATAACAGACAAACTGATGCTATGATGAATGGTGGCATTGAAAACGTCAAAGTAGAGGTAATCAACAGGTCTGGACAGGAAGTCAAGTCAGACAATGCAAGTGTGCGGTTTGACGGTAAGACAATGATAATTTCCACAGTGCTTGAAGCAGTAAACAACAACACTATGGGAATGAGAACTGTATTAAAAGGCGTGGCTACAACATAAGCCACGCTTTTCTTTTGGGGGTATGAACATGGATTTTCCAAGCACTATACCAGCACCACAATATCCAATGGACTATGAGCCGGAAGATAATTCCATTAGAACAAAGTTTGAGGATGGCACGGTGCAGAGCCGCTTAAAGTTCACAAGAAGCAGAAAAACATGGAAATTAACATGGAAAAACTTAAAGCAGAATTACTTTTCCGTGTTGGATAACTTTATTGTGAACGTGGCGAAACATTCCGCAAACAGATTTAATTGGCTGAATCCAACAAATAACACAACGTATCTTGTTATCTGCACAAAGTACAGCGCAAGAATCGTAACAGTTGACCAGTGGGATGTTGAACTGGAATTGCAAGAGGTGTAACAATGTTATCTATTTCAGCAATCTCAAAAATCGAAAAAAACAAGCTGTCTACGGATAGCTGTTTTCTTATTCTGTTGGAAATCCGCTTACAAAACACTGTTTACATCTGTTACAACAACGAAGATGTGACATGGAAAGGACAGTTATATCAGGCGTTTCCGTTTAAGATTGGTGACACCAGTGAGGATAGTGATGGTTCTGATCCGAACGTGCAGTTACAAGTCAGCAATGTAGCACAGGGTATGCAGTGGTATGTAGAGGACAGCGGTGGCGGTGTTGGCACGGAAGTGATATTGAGAGTTGTCAATTCGCTGAATATGAACGGTGACGCTGACCTTGAAGAATACTTTACTGTACTGGATTGTAAGATTGACGAACAGTGGATAACATTCACGCTTGGCAATGCGTATTCTGCACGGACACGCAGACCGATAGACCGCTACATGAAAAACAACTGTCCGTTTGCATATAAAGGCTTGCGCTGCGGTTACAATGGAAACATTGCAACGTGCAAGCACACATTGGAAGATTGCAGAGAGCATGAAAACAGCGCACGTTTTGGCGGTTTTCCAGGCATCGACCAAAAGGGGGTTTACGCCAGTGGTGGAACTTAATGACTTGATTGGTGTTCCGTTTGTGAATCGTGGCAGAGACATCAATGTTGGTTTCGATTGCTACGGCCTTGTCAAAGAAGTATTTCGCAGATACGGATATGAAATCCCTGAATACGATATGCAGTACAACTACGATGATATGTGCCGTATCAATGAACTGATAGAGGGCAATGTACATAATTATCCGTGGCGTGAAATTAAAGAGCCGAAAGCACCATGCCTGATAGCTATGCGGTTTGGTTCTCCTGTTGGCGTAGTAAATCATACGGCTGTGTATATCGGTGGTGGGCGGTTCATACATACACGTGAGCGTATCGGTGTAAACATTGACAGAATCAGCAATCCGGCATGGCGTAAAGTGATTGTGGGTTTTTATGAATATGTAGGTGATTAAATGGTAACACTGGTACTTGTAAAAAATCCATTCTCTCCGCAGGACGGCAGAGAAATCAAACATATTGAAGCAGGAAACACACTTGCGGAACTGTTGCAGGAAAATGCCATTGATGGCGTTGACTTACAAGCTACTGTCAATGGTTACACAGTGGATGGCGAAACCAAAATCCATGATGGTGACTTTGTTGTTATCTATCCTGTTGTTGCCAAAGGTGGTAAGGGTGGCAAGGGTATTTTAGGCATTATTGCTGCCGTTGCACTGTCCGTGGTATCTTTCGGTATTGCAAGTGGTGGTTGGTTAGCATCCAGCGGATTCTTTGCGGCAGGACACTTGGGCGCATATATGGCGGCTGCTGCCGTTATGTTCCTTGGTTCTTCCCTGATTGGCAGAATGTCAGGGCAGAACATTGACGTAGGTTCTTACGATGCCAAGAATGAGCCGACCTATTCTTGGGGTGGCGTACAAACAATGGAAGGGCAGAACAACGCCATTTCATTGACTTACGGCAAAGTAAAAAGCGGTGGACAGACTATCGGTAAGTTTGTTTCCGCAAAAGACAACGATGAATACCTGAACTGGTTGGTTGCAGCCGGAGAGGGCGAACTGTCCATTACCGATATAAGATTAAATGACAATCCTATTAGCAATTACGCTGACGTAACGTGCGAAATAAGAACTGGAACGAATGACCAAGCCGTTATTCCGTATTTCAATGATACCTATTTCACAAAGAATCTGTCATACCACATGGCAACGGAAAACCAGTGGTACACCGATACCGCACAGGGCATGGCAGAGGGATTGATTTTCAAAATTGAATTTCCTAATGGCCTGTTCCACGGCAACGATGATGGCGGCTTTTCCTCAAACAGTGTTACTGTTGAATTGCAGTATAAATTAAAAACAAGCGAAACATGGTTAGGCGTTGGCACGTTTGCTATTAGTGGTGACAGCAATAAAGCAATTCGCAAGGAATACAGAATAGATAACATTATTCCGGGTGAATATGATGTCAGGGCAAGGGTTGTCAATATTGCCCATGATAGCGCAACTCGTGACCAGAAAGAATGTTATTGGACAGGCATTACGTCCATTGTCTATGACGATTTTACTTATCCTTGCCAAGCGTTGATTGGAATTAGAGCCAAAGCTACCGACCAGTTGAGCGGCACTCCGCAACTGACGTTTATGAAAGAACGGCAGAAAGTATGGGTGTACAATCCGCATATTGAAGCATATGAGGAGCAGTTGTCAAACAATCCTGCATGGGCGTGTTACGACTTACTGCATCAGGCAAGGGAAATCAAAAACATCAATACTGACGAAATGGAAATTGAAGTCAGGGGCGCAGCGAAAGAACTCATGCGCTATGATGACTTTGCAGAATGGGCAGATTGGTGCGATGACAAAGAGTATTATGTAAATATTGAAATTAATACAGTTGGCGAATTACTGGAAATTGCCAATCAGAAACTTGCACCGATAGGACACGGACTTGTGGTGCGGTTTGGCACTCGTTACGGCTGCATTTACAATCATGTACAGACACCTGTGCAGATGTTTGGCATGGGAAATATTGTCAGCGGCAGCTTTAGTGAAGAATTTTTAAAGGTTTCGGATCGTGCGAACTGCGTAGAAATCACGTTTACCAACAAAGATGCTGGCTACGAACGTGAAGTAATCACTATCTATGGTGACACTTACGATTCTGACGGATATGCCAAAGTAGCGCAGATGACTTTTGACGGCATAACAGACTACCATCAGGCATATCGTGAGGGTATGTATCAGTTGTACAGCAACAAATATCTGTTGCGTACTGTTACGTTTACTGCCGGAATTGATTCCATTGCTTGTACTGTTGGTGACGTGGTTATGATAAGCCACGATGTGCCACAGTGGGCAAACAGCGGACGTATTTACAGCATTAATGGTACAACGTGGGTACTGCCAGTAGAACTGCAAGACCTGACGAAATCGTACAGAATCCAGTGGAGAACAGTAAAAGACAATCTATATACAAGGGCGTGTGATATTGTTTCTTCTGCTGACGGTTGGACAACGATAACGGTTAATGGTGAAATTCCTGTCGAAGATCCACCTGGTGTTGGAGATGTGTTCGATATTGCATTTGCCAACGTTGGCAGCAAGCCGTTTATGGTTAAGAACATCACTCGTTCGCAGGAGTTTGAACGTACCATATCCTGCATTGAGTACAACGAGAACATCTTTAATGAGAACTATGATATTCCTGTGATTGATTACTCACAGTGGTATGGTGAGCCAAAGAACGTAACAGGATTGGTTGCCACGTTATCACAGAGCAAGGATACTTTCGGTAACAATATCGGCAAGTTGGAATGTAGCTGGAATATGCCGGACAATGGCGGTACGTTTACCATACTGTTGTCAACGGATGGTGAAAACTGGACGATTGGCAAAACCAGCGTTGAGGGAAATACCTGTGAACTGAATGTGCTGCCGAACACAACGTACTGGGTGAAAGTTATTACTGTACTTGGTGTAAATCAAAGCACAGGAACGCAAGCTGGCCCGGTATATCCAAGCGGTAATGGTGCATTGCCGGTAGTAACCAATCTTACCGGAAATACAATTTATCGTGGTGTAAAGAATGGCGAAGTGCGGTATGAGATACATCTGGTGTGGGAAACTCCGTTGCTGGCGAATTATCTGAACTGCGATGTTTGGTTCAAGAAAGATAATGCAACAACGGCAGACATTCCTATGACAGAGGGAGTGCCGATAAGTCAGTTAGGATTCCAAAATAATTGGCAATACGCAGGACAAGGCTATTCTGATTTTACGTTGAGTGACGTAACAACAGGAGATACATACAGATTTGTTGTAGTTACAAAAGACCAGTTGGGAAATAAAAACACGATTGATTTATCACCAATGGTCACAGTAATTGCTACGGCACGGACGGAAACGCCTAACACTCCAAACGGCTTTAGCATTGATTACGGCAACGTAGTCAGGTTGAGTTGGAAAGAAGTCGCAAATACAGATATTGCGTTTTACGAAGTTCGTGACGACACAATAGCCGGTAACGAGGACAGTCATTTACTGGCACGAACAAGCGGAACACTGACGAACGTTACACTGACAACACGCACAGGAACGCTGTATCTGTTTGCAAAATCTGT